TTGTGAATGGTGCTGTTTCAACCAACAGTACTATATCAACTGCCACTGGATCAACTGTGGGCACACTCACCCTGGCAGATGGATCAATCACTGATTCATCAGGAACAATTTCTTTTGACAATGAAAATTTAACCACCACAGGCACAGTGACAGGTTCAACTGTGATCACAAACACAGTTCAATCCTCAGACTCCACTGTGGTAAACATCAACGATGGATTGAAAGTTGAAGGTGGCTTGAATGTCCAAGGTGGAGCAGAAATATATGGCACACTGTATGCTCAGGCAGTGGGAGCAGAAGACTCCACTCAATTGGCATTTGTGTCAGACATTCAGATCAACGGCACATCATCCACCATCAATGATCTAACAATTACAACCAATAACTTAGACACAGTTACAATCAGCACACAAGGCAACGAAGATCTTGTGCTTAATGCAGACACAGATAATATTCGTGTCGAAGCCAATCTAACACAATTTACTTCAAATGTACAGATAGACGGCAACCTCACAGTCAATGGCACAGAAACCATTGTGAACACCACAAATCTACAGATTGAAGACAATCAAATTGTGTTGGCACGAAACAATTCAGCCGATGTTGTGGACATTGGATTCTTTGGACACACCTATCCAGCGGGATTTGATTCCACAGTGCCAAACCATGTGGGACTGTTCAGAGATGCCACCAACTCAGAATGGTATCTGATTGCCACATATTCTAAAAATGAAGATCAAACCACCATTGACAGAGCAGATCCATCATTTGGATTGGCCACACTCAACACACTTAATATTAACACAGGCGACGTCACTGCCACTGGATCATTTATTATTGGCTCAGCATCAATGAACGAAACTGATCTAGAAAAATTGGATGGCATCACCAACGGTACTGGCACTGCCAACAAGGCATTAGTACTGGATGGTTCTTCGAATATTTCAACTGGTGGTAACATCACATCAAACGGTATCACAGCAGGTAACATCCGGGTGGGCATCACCGGTGACAACGAAATCGACACTGCTTCAGGCAATCTAACCATTGACTCAGCAGGTGGCACTGTCACTGTAGACGACAATTTGATTGTGTCAGGCAACTTGACAGTCAACGGAGCATCAACCACTGTTAACACAACCAACACATTCATTGAAGACACACTACTTGCTCTTAACAATGGTGTATCAGCAAGTGCAAACACATATGATGCTGGTATCTTAATTAACAGAGGTACAGGTACAGACTCATCAACAATCAACGTGGCGATGATCTGGGACGAATCAGCGAATCAGTTTGCAATGATTGAGACCACCGAGGACGGCACCACAGCAGGTGACATAAACATCACAAGATATGCCAACTTGCAGGTCGACAGATTAACTGGTACAGCCACCCAGGCTCAGTATGCTGACTTGGCAGAGATGTACTCAGCAGATGCTGATTATGAGCCAGGCACAGTGATGATATTTGGTGGCGACAAAGAAATCACGCAGAGCACAATCACACACGACTCCAGAACAGCAGGGGTTGTTTCAACTGATCCGGCACACTTGATGAACGCCACACTAGAAAATGGCACAGCGATAGCTCTACAAGGAAGAGTGCCTTGCAAAGTCAAGGGTATAGTGAGAAAGGGTGATTTGATCACCACATCAAATATACCAGGAGTTGGCACAAAGATGAACAAAGACCTCTATGAGATAGGTTGCGTGATAGGAAAAGCACTAGAGGATCACAACAGTGCAGAGCAAGGCGTGATCGAAGTTGTGGTCGGCAGAGTCTAAACTATTAGATCTAATATAGTTTGTAATTTATTTTTTATCGATTTATTTTGCAGTGTTTTTTTCACACCATCGTGCAAGGGCAATGGCCAAGCATTGATTGAAACCCAAGCATATCCTGAGTGTTCTGTATTTAATTTGGGTGTAAATTCCTGTTCTACTACACACACAAAGGTGTGGAATTTGAAACGTGTGTCTTTGCTCACAAAAAGTTCTAACGGTATGGTTTTTTGTATCACAGGTTGATGGCCAACTTCTTCGACTATTTCTCGCTGTAGGCCCTGCCACGGACTTTCTGTGTCTATGGATCTTCCTCCGACTATCCCCCAGGTGCCTTTCTGTTTCTTTTGCCTGTTGAGAAAAAGGAACCGCTTGGTGGTTTTAGAATAGAACAAGCATCCAGAACAAATTATATCGCCCATACAGTATTTTATGATTTAAAAAATTATAGACCAAGTTCCTGGATCATAAAAACCTTCATAAGATTTTACCCAGTAACCATTTGTACCAGTCCATTTGTACTGTACACCTGTGGTTAAATTTGTAACATATTGCACAGTGGTGTATGTTGAATCCACAGTAGAATCGTCTAGGTTTGCATCAAATCTTTTGACCCACACACCCGATTCTTTTTCGATGATATCGTTAGCAGATGCCACCACACCGCCCCATGCTCCTTGATTGTCAGCATCGTTGGCTCCGCCTATGTCCTCAGTGATTAGATATCTTGTGCCATTGGCAGACGAGGAAGGATCAAATGTCAGTGGATTTATAACGGCATCTACTGCATCAAGTGTGTTAGTTGGTACCGAATCAGAATCCACTGAAAACAACAATTGATGTTCATCCAGTGGATCTAAAGATACTGTACCTGTTACATTTACAATAATGTCATCTCCGTTCACTGTCTTAGCAGATTGTTGTAGTTGTATCTGAGACAAGCCATTGCGGAAAGTTTTGGAGTACAGTGATTCTAATTTCAACCAATTTATTTTTTCGCCATACTGTGATTGGCTTTCAAACACTTTGTTTGCTGTGTTACTGCTGTGTGTGGTATTGTCTTTGGCTGTGCTTCCAAGCAGTGTCATTTTATTACCTAACAGCAGTAATCCATACTGTCCAGGTGTTAGCAATTGCCTTGAAATCAAAGATTCTCCAAGGATGCCATCTGTGTCTACAGCACCCGAATCCTCATCATAGATGCTCATAATAATTTTTTCTATAACTCCTAACTTCTTAAGTTTAGCCGGAGGCGATAACCATATCGGTGTTTGGAATGTCAATGACGCAACGTCTATCTCATCCGCTATACCCTGCGGAATAGCACGTGATGTATAACTTATGTTGGTTAGTTCTACGAAACTCAACGACGTCCAATCTAGGAAATTATCTGTGGTTTGAAGTTCTAATGCCGGATTGAACAACACCAATATTTGTTCCAGTATCTGTAACTTTTGTTCAGTGTTTGTGGTAAAGATATCTGCTTTGAATTCTAATTGGAAAGGTGTTGGCATAATTCTTTCGATGGTGTGTGACTGCCCTGGTGCGGATGTGTACTGCTGTGTGACATCATCGAATGCTCTTTCTCTGATATGTTTTTTGTCCACGTGATATGGATTTTGCATTCTATCTCTGTCGTAACTCAACGTCTGGATGTAACAGGATATCTGTGGTGCTGATATGAGAGAGTTTTCAGACCCTTTCTTGATGATCTGTGCCACTTGCCTTGACATATCACCATACTTGACCGGCACTTGCAGTGTTTCTGCAACACCTTTGGAATTTTTACCTGTGATATAAGAAAAATTACTCATCATACGTATAAACTGTACAATATATCTTCTTATCTGTGCATCATAGAAATGTTGCATTAATTATCCGCCTGTGGTTTCAATAACTTGCTGAGTGCAACTCTTTCCGGAGTTGTTGATGAACCATCTTTGAGTGTCGTTGAATTAGTGTTATTGATAAATCCAGTTTTTTGAGTGTTCCTTGTATCTGTTTGTGACATTGTCACTCTCACATCATCTTCTATCTTCACGAATCTTCTCCCATCGTATCTAAACAATCTGTTTGGTTTGTAGTCTGTTCTCAGCCAATACATACCTTCGACAGGTTCTGCTGGAAATGATGTGCCGGCACCATATGTTTCTCCGTTGGCCGGAATGGCATCACCAGTGAGGTAACCTTCAACATAGCCGTTGGCCTGTGGAGTGTCATAGACTCTATCAACATTGATATGACCTGTGTCAGTTTTCATATCATCGTCTACAGTTACAAGTGCTACCTTGCCTTCTTCGTCGGTTGGCATCACGTGAAGTTGTTTGGTGTTGTAACCTGATTCGGGTGCATCTGCCTCCGCCTGATCAATAATGGCTTGGTTGATTTCTAAATCAGTGTCTCTTGTTTTTTGCTGAGTGTTCTCATCCTTGTCACCAATAATATCTCTGTATTCCTGAGTATCTTCTATGCCTTTGACCCTAACTCTAAGTAGGTGTGGCCACCAAGTCTGTGAAAATCCTTCTGACGCTCTGTTTACGTCCTGTACCACATAATATCTCTTCATTGCTTCTGAATCAGTTTCATTCAATGAATGATCATCTTTTAGATGTGGCAATTCGATCACATCACCGGCCATAATTTTTCTACCCAACATATCAACTGTGTCGTTTAAATGGAAAACCATAAACAGTTGATCATTCTGTAGGAACAATCCAAACTGTGAAAGATCGAAATCGATGTCCTGAACGTTGTAGATTACTCTGCCTTTGTACACATTCTCGTCATACTTGCGATCTCTGTTTTCAAGGAACAATAAATCCTGGATGGATGTCTCTGTGATCACATCTCTGTTGGGTTGAGTTGCGTCATTGGTCTCGCCCTGATCAACAGGACCTATGTACTTGTGGATGTATGCATCTGTGCCACCAACCTGGAAGCGTTCAGATATATTGCGATCCATAAAGTAATAGTCATTACCTTTTTCGGGTTTATAGAGAGATAATCTAGGCATTTTAAGTATTTATGGCGAATAAATACTGTATATGGTAGATACTACAAACACCACTATTTCTGACCAAGACACACTGGTAGCAAAACAAGAAATCTTTGATTACGTTAAAACTAGACTTGGTGATGGAATGATCGAAGTTGAATTGGATGCCAAACACTACGAAATGGCATTTACTTCTGCTTTAGATAAATTCCGCCAAAGATCATCAAATTCAGTGGAAGAATCATACGGCTTTCTTGAACTACAATCAGAGGTGTCAGTGTACACACTGCCGTCAGAAGTGATCAGGGTGAATCAGATCTATAGAAGAACAGTGGGTGGCGCCTCATCATCAGAAGGAGGCACAAACTTTGATCCATTTGAATTGGCCTACACCAATGTGTATCTTCTACAAACAGGTAGAATCGGTGGACTTGCAACATATAATATGTTTGCTGGTTATCAGGAATTGGTTGCAAGGATGTTCGGAGGATTTGTGAACTTTCATTTTGATCAACCAACACGCAAACTC